GCCCTGCGGTCGATCCTCGCCGCCCTCGAAGCGGTGCCGGACCCCCTGCTCCGAGCTCGGGACCGGGCTATATACTATATGTTAGTGTTGGCCGGGTTGCGCCGGTCTGAGGCGGCCCGGTTGGATTGGGCCGACCTACGGGCCGAGGGAGTGCATCACGTCCTCGACCTACGCCAGACCAAGTCGGGGGTGGCCCAGGTGGTCAAGGTGGTCCCCGCCGCCTTAGAGGCCCTCGAACGCTACCACCGGGCCCTCGTCGGTGCCGGGTTGCCGGGCACCGGCCCGTTGTTCGTATCGTTGTCCACCAATGGCACCCGGGGCCGGGGGTTGTCCGGTGCCGCCATCAATGCGGCCATGAAACGCTATGGGGAGGTGACAGCCCACCAGTTCCGGCATACCTGCTGTACCAAGGCGATAGAAGGCGGTGCCCCACCGGCCAAGGTACAAGCGCACCTTCGCCACAAGGACATCAAAACCACCCTGCGCTACTACGACAACCGGGACAACCTCGATGACAACGGAGCGGATTATATTGACTTACCCGGATAGCTCGGGCTATATTAACCGTCCCTACCTCAAACTCCTTTCGGAGCGTGAGGTGGTGGAAACGGAGGGTCAGGGGGGTGGTGCCCCCTGACCCACTTTTTGTGCCCAAACGATCCCGAACGATCCCAAGACAGGTTAGGGTAGTCCCCCACGCGCATACGCGGGATCGCGCCGGTCAGTACGACCAAATCCAGGGACGCGGCACGTGGAAGGCGTCCTCCGGTTGGAGATCATCCAGATGTAGAAACCGCCCGTCCCCTTGCTGATCGACGCCGATGCCGGTGAATCCCACCTCCAGGGCGAAGGTGAGTAGGTGGAGGGCATCCGCCCCACGTACCGCTACATCAACGGCCCGACCGGTATAGTGCGGCCCCCCTCTGGGGTTGCCCTCCGGATCGTGCTTGACCGCTTCTTTGGGGTGGGTGATGTCGCGGTACCCGGAGGTGATCCGCATCGGCTTGCCGTACCTCTTCCGCAATCCTTGCAGCCGATCCAACGTATCGATCCGCATTTCGTTGAGGCCGCTATGCCTACAGGCCAATTCTACAAATGAGAAGTTGGGCCAGCGGGGCTGGGGCCAGTTATCCTCTGTCCATAGTGCCATGGTTGGTCCTCCCTCACCCTCTAATATACCCCCACAGGCGGCCGACAGTATAGGGCGCAATTTTTTCTTGACAGGGTGCGGCCGATCTCCTTTTTTACTTGCTATAGCCCCCTATTTTTCGTTCTTTAGGGCACCAGAAAAAAGCCCGGATGGGTAGGATACACCCATCCGGGCCGAATAGAAGCGCACCCACCCCGTTAAAGGAAAGGAGGCTTCTGTGCGTAATGATATTACCGTTTGCGCAAACGCGCAATACTTTTTTCGTATACGATCCCCCCCTCAAGCTCCTAAAATGACGGATCAAAAGGCAAAACTATGCGCCTTTTGATCAAGGTAAGTCCGATCCTCATCCTCGTTATCGCCGGGTACCTGCTACTACGCATCCTACCCCCATTGATAAAATTGGAGACCATGACTTATGCCTTACCAACCCCCTGAACGTCCTGTCGGCAACTACGATCCCCATCCCACCGGGGTCCACATCGGCACCATCACCGAAATCAAAGATTACGGCAAGATGGAGTCCCTCTACCGCGATCCCGTAACAAACAACACGCGTGAGGTACACCGTATCGCCATCGTCATCACCTCCGACACCACGATGATGGAGTCGGGTGACCCCTGGCAGCATTACGAGTTTTGCAATATCAGCTTCGCGCCCCGTGCCAGATTGACCGAACTCCGCAACCTCCTCCGCGATGCGGATATGACGAATGAGGAGCTCAACGAGGTCTTCGATGAGGCCGTCGAGATGGTAGGGCGGCAAGTCCGGTATAAGATCCGCCACGAGAAAAACGAGCATACCGACAAGATCCGGGCCACCATCCGCGATTGGGAGTACGTCGTAGGCGAGACCCCCGACCTCAAGAATACCAAAGCAGCAGACGCCACCGAGGCCGTGAAAAAAGCCTTCGACGCGGTGGAGGATGACGATGACCTCCCCTTCTAGTGCCGCCAGCGGCATGAGCAAGCGGGAGCACTTCGCCGGGCTGGCTCTGATGGGTATCGTAGGCCGCCAGCTTGCGGGCGAAGTGCGAGACAATGCCACCGACAAGATACAAAGCTATCGGGAATTCGCCGGCGATATCTGGGCCGATCATTTCACGTTTGCGGCCGAGGTGTCGGTGCGGTATGCGGACGCCTTGATCGAAAGGCTGGACATTGAAGCAGACTTTGACGATCTCAGCCGAACTCCCGACGCTGAATGAGACCGTGGCGGAGACCAAGCGGCACTGGTCCCGCTACGCGCACCTCAAGAAGACGGCCACCGAGGTGGTGGCGTGGAATTGCAAGGCCCAGCGGCTCAAGCCCATCGATGACCGGGTCACCCTGGTCTTCGATTGGCCGCACTCCCGGCGCGATCCGGACAACCAATCGTTCGGCGCGAAGATGATCTTGGACGGGCTGGTCAAAGCCGGAGTACTGCCGGATGATTCTCGCAAATGGATTGCGGAGATCCGGCACGTATTCCGGCGGAGTGACAAGACCGATCAAATCGTCATCGTAGAGATCACCGATGATCAAGATCACCCTTGAGGCGGACACCAAAAAAGAGATCGAACGGAAACGCCAGGAGTGCTATGACCGCTGGCCTACACGCGGCTATAGCACCCACCTCAATCCCCCCAAAGAACAGGCGGATGGACGCTGGGTCTGCGCGGGGTACCGATTTGCATCCTGTGACTAGAGGATCTATATGACCACAATCAACAAGCTAGATTTGGCTCGTTCGGTAGCGGGAGTCGTCGGAAACAAACACGAGATCACACTGCGGACAGTCGATAGTCTCTTTACCGCGATGCGCGAAACCCTTATTGAGGGCAACCGCATCGAGATCAGAGGTTTCGGCGTCTTTGAGGTCCGGCATACCAAGCCCAAGCCCGCCGCCCGCAACCCGCGCACTGGCGAGCTCGTCTACGTCCCCGCTCGTCGCAAAACCCACTTCAAGCCGGGCAAGTTGCTCAAGGACGCCCTGCAAGGGACAGGATGACCGGGCTCTCTGCCCTGCTGACCCACGCGGCAGAGCAAGCCAAACCCACGGAGCCCCCACTGCCCGAACGGGGCTTAGAGCGCATACAGGCCCAGTGGGAGGGCCTGACGGACCAACCCTTCGACATTGGTACGATCCAAAAGCTGATCAATACCGCCAAGAGCCAAGGGGGGGGTGCTCAGACGGTGAGTGCCGTCTTCGACGAGGTCTTCGAGGCGGAGACCGCACCCCCCAATCTGGCCGAACACCTCGAAACGGTACTGCGGGGACGCCTCGCCATCACCACAACCCCACCACGGGAGGGGACGCGGCGGGGGCACGTCACCGTCTACAACGCCCCGGTGCCCGATCCCATCGAACCGCGAGAGGTCTTCGCTGGTCTTGTTGCCTTCGCCCACTGCCTGGGCGTAGTGCGAACTATACACCCTGCCGGGGTAGCGGTGCCGATGAACGAGGTGACCGTGCGAGAGGATACCGTCTATATAGGCCAACAACCCGCCACCGAATATTACGAGCATAGCCCGGAGTGCGTTAAGGTGAACTAGCTCTGAGGGGGAAGTTGTCGCTCAGGGGGACTGAGTGTACAACAGCTAGGGCGCATCGTGCGCCAACGTACTCCGGGCCAAGGGGAGATCCTGATTGATGATCGAATTGAAACAGTGGCAACGCGCAGAGATTCGGATTTTGGACTATATCTTAGATTGTGTCGCCGAAACCGGCACTACCCCCTCCACCTACGAGATCGCCAAATTCTTCAACTTGCGGTCCGATAACGCCGTACGGCACCACCTCAAAAAACTGCGGGAGCAAGGTCACCTGACCCCCTCCCATCGTATCCAACTCAGCGACAAATACGAGATCACCATTGAGTTGGCTCACCCGTAGGCGGCGGTGGCTCGTCCAGGGGCGGACCGGCAACTACGAGGTCAAACGCAATCCGGGGAAACCACCCCGATGGTCATGCTCGTGCCCCGGACACACCTTCCGGGGCCGATGCCGCCATGTGGCGAACGTGCGAGAGCAACTGGTAGCACGGTATCGGGAGGTCTTGGGATGAGTGAGGTGCCGTATGCTTGGATCGAGTTTGGGGCCACGCTAATATACGATCTCCACCGCGCCGGTATACTGTATCAGATTGACGAGATGACCGACGAGGAGATCGACAAAGCCCTTGAAAAAGTGCGAGGAACATCGTATAATAGATCGCTATCGCAGACATCTAGGGTAGCACCCGAAAAGCCGTCCTCCAACGTCGGCCTGGTGTCTGCACTTACCTAAATACGTTGGATAACCTTGTTGGAGGGTTACGATGGCACCGCGTGTATACGTAGCACTGTACGTCCGCAAGAGCAACGAAGACCTCGATAAATTGTCCATCGACGCACAAATCCAACAAGGCCGCGACTATTGCGACCGGATGAGTGAGGAGGGTTGGACAATCCGCGACGAGCACATTTTCATGGATGAGGAAAGTGCCTATGCCAAGCCGGCAACGGCACGGGACTCTTTTATGGAGATGATCGACCAGGCTTGCGCCAAGAGGCCACCGTTTACGAAGATTTTAGTCTGGAAGATTGACCGTTTTGCGCGACGTATGCGCGATTCGACGCATTACATCGACTTGCTTGAACGGAACAATGTGGAGTTGATCTCCATGACCCAGCAATTTGGGACCGGTGCTGGGGGCCGACTGAGCATGGGCGTTATGCAGTTGTTGGCGCAGTTTTTTTCGGACAACTTGTCGGAGGATGTTACACGCGGCTTAAGGGCACTGGCCCTCAAAGGGTACTGGACCTCAAATAGGGTGCCGTTGGGATACGAGCGGTACAACATCGACGGCAAAAGATACAAGCTACGAATCGTTGAGGAAAATGCAGCGGTGGTGCGCCAGATTTTCGAGCTCGTCAACAAGGGGTGGAGCATAAAGGAGATCGCCAAAGAGGTGCCGCTATCGTATGCCACCATTAAAAAACTGGTCAAGAACGAAAACTACACGGGTGATCGAGTCGTATACAATAAGGCGCGAAC